ACTACACACCAGGACGTCATTTGAATGTTAAATTCAGACGACTACTGAGTTGGTTAGGAGCAGATGAAAACTCCATCAAGCGTTTGGTAATAGATGCGATCCGCATTAAAGATTTAATAAGCCCAGAACAAATAAAACAAACGGCCGACGAAGAGGTTACGTTTAAGCCACGCCCATTACCCGAGGCAGCGGAAGAATTTACAAAGCTAGCAACATTTTATTCACTAGCTGACACAAACAACTATAGCAGTGTCCCGGACGAGTTTATGCAGGCAGTGTCGTATGTTTGCGACCGACGAACTGATATGGTTAAGTATGATTTCTATTGGACTCCGACTACTGATTACAACTTACACCAACGAGTAATAGTTCCATTCATTTGGAAAGGTGAAATAATTGGATACACAGGAAGAACATTCGTCGACGGAGTTAAGCCCAAGTACCACAACAGCCACGAGCCAAATTTTGTGTTTAATGTTGATAATCAAACTCCTGATAAGCAATTTGTTTTGGTTATGGAAGGCCCGTTTGATGCGATGGCAGTTGATGGTGTTGCTGTTTTGTCTAATGAGTGCAACGAGATTCAAGCGGATATTATTGATAGTCTTGGACGAGAAGTTATTGTGGTTCCGGACTTTGACTTTAAAGAAGTAAAAGGAAAGCCTGTTTGGGCCGGAGAAAAATTAGTAGAGCAGGCCCTTGAGTATGGTTGGTCTGTATCGTTTCCAGTTTGGCGCGACGAGTGCAAAGACGTTGCGGCCGCTTATAAGAAATACGGCAAGTTGTTTACCATGAAAGCAATATTAGAGGGTAAACAATCGAGTCGCTTAAAAATAGAGTTAATGCGTAAACGCATACATAGTTAATAATGAATAAAGAATATAACGCAGAGATACAAAAACTATTTTTAGAAATGATGTTACAGGATGCACAAAACTTTGTGCGTGTCCAAAACATCTACAACCCAGAAAACTTTGACCGTAGCCTACGTGAAACGGCAACGTTTGTAACTGAGTACAGCAACAAATACAAAACACTGCCAACTCCTGAGCAGATTAAAGCAACAACGAATGTTGAACTGCGTCCTGCTGTTGAGATGCAAGATCATGCTGACTGGTTTATTGAAGAGTTTGAGAACTTTACTAAGCGCCAAGAACTAGAACGTGCAATTCTAAAGTCAGCTGACATGATTGAAAATGGAGACTTTGCTCCAATTGAAAAGCTGATCAAAGACGCAGTTCAAATTAGTTTAACCAAAGATCTCGGTACTGACTATTTTGCAAACCCCAGTGAACGTATTAACAAATACTTTAACAGTGGTGGTCAAGTTAGCACAGGATGGCCACAACTTGATAGAATCATGTACGGTGGATTCTCACGTGGCGAACTAAACATCTTTGCAGGTGGATCGGGTTCTGGTAAGTCGCTGGTTATGATGAACATTGCCCTGAGTTGGCTGCAAATGGGCCTTAGCGGTGTGTACATCTCATTGGAACTTTCAGAAGAGCTGTGTGCGTTACGTACTGATGCTATGTTAAGCGGAATGGGCACAAAAGATATTCGCAAAGACATTGAAACAACCGAACTTAAGATTAAGATGGTTGGCAAGAAGTCTGGCAAATATCGTGTTAAAGCACTGCCAGCACAAAGTAACGTAAACGACATTCGCAGCTTTATTAAAGAGTATCAAATTCAAACAGGCAACTCAGTTGACTTTGTTATGGTTGACTACTTGGACTTGATTATGCCAGTGAGTGCAAAGGTTAGTCCCAACGACTTGTTTGTTAAGGACAAGTATGTATCGGAAGAATTGCGTAACTTAGCCAAGGAACTGGGCGTACTGTTTGTTACAGCTTCGCAGTTGAACCGTAGTGCAGTCGACGAAGTGGAATTTAACCATAGTCACATTAGTGGTGGTATCTCAAAGATTAACACTGCTGACAATGTGTTTGGTATTCTTACAAGTCGTCGAATGAAAGAAATGGGCAAGTACCAGCTTCAATGTTTGAAGTCACGTTCTAGTACAGGTGTTGACCAAAAGATTGATTTGGAATACAACATTGAAACTATGCGTATTACTGACCCAGGACTCGATGCTAACCAAGGCAGTGGTCCGCCGTTAGTGAATGCGATTATGAATCGTATTAAAAACACCCCGGCGCCGGCAGGCGATGAGGAGGAAGGCGCATCATCGTTTAAACGTGCAACAGGTACACCTGCGTGGGAACAGCCCGCTAAAGTAACTGGCGAAGTACAGAGCACCATGCTAAAGAATATGCTAACTGGACTTAAAAAGGCATCAGACTAATGTCGTTGGACTTTTCATTAATTGAGAGGTCTACCCGATACTCATTGCAAAAACTATCCCTAATAGGCACAGCAACTGAAAAGCTGTATCTATTAGAGGATTTTTTGCATCCCGAGTTAGTGTCTAAGCTAACTGAGTATGTGCAAACAGCAACAGGCTGGCACCCAGCACAAGGATACAAAGAAACCTTTCGCTATCAAACTAATTGGGAACCCGATTCTGTAGTTGAAGAAACTCACATAGTGTTTGACAGCTTAACAGAGCAGCTACAAAGTGTGTTTGCAAGCCCTGTACACTTTCACGGAATCAACTTGTGGAAAGACACTGAGGGCTATTCAATTGCTCGTCATACAGATAACCCTGTTATTGACATTGCTATCCAACTTTACCTAACTTCGGGTCCTGCAGAGCTCGGAACCGTATTTGAGTACGGCCCCGGAGTTAGAGCAAAGTATCAAGCAAATTGCGGATATTTGGCCACAGCAGGGCTATATCACAGATTAGACACCCGTGTCCCAGCAGATCATACACGTTACTCTGTGTATGCCATTTGGTCATTGCAGACGAAGAAGTAACAAGAACTTACCAAACCATAAATATAACTAATTGGAGTGATATCTTGCAGAAGCGTACTCGTAGCATTTTAGACGAACTTGCTAGCATGCCGGTTGCCAAAGACCAGGCGAGCTTAGTCGAAAGTCGTGCAACCCATGTAATTCAAGGTGCTATTAACTTGATAAATTTTATCAAGGAAAATTACGATGCTGAAACCAGTGCTGAATTGGAGCGTCGATTGCTCAACAGCATTAGAGCACAAGACCCAAGTAAATTCGCTCGAGGAATTAGGAGACAACGTAGCAATGAGAATTAATAGCATTTTAACCGAAGACGTCTTAGTAAGACAACGCATCTTAGAAGACCAAACATACAAGCAATTCTACAAATTAGGTATTGCTATTACCGAAGCTGCAATGACTCAACAGCAAATTAAACAAGTATTCCAGGCTGTTGCAGACGGTGCAGCGGGTGGAGCAAACGTTAAACAAGCAGGTGATGCCCCAGTTAGCAACAGAACCATTATTGGTAAAGGTGCAGACGTTGGCGCCAAAGTTGCTAATGCGTTTAACGGGCTAAAGAAAGCAATTAGTCAAAGTGGTGCAGTTAGCGGCCTTGACGTAATGTTTGATAAAGCACAAACAGGAATTCTAAAAGCAGCCGGCGGTAATCGTGGCAAAGTTGGACAAGCATTGCAATGGTATCGTGAACTAAGTAAAGTTCCTGGTATGCAAATGGCTGTTAAGACTATTATTTTAGGTTTAGCAGGTTTAAGTGGCGCAGGTTTAGGTGGCGCCGCCCTAGTTGCAGGTATTGCAACAATCGACAAGTTACTACAAGGTGAAAAGTTAAGTAGCAGCATTTGGTCTGGTATTAAATCTGGTGCAGTTGCAGGTGCCGCCGGCGCTATTGGCAACGCAGCACACGGCCAACAACCAGCAGATATGGGCACAGCAACTGGCGCAGATATGGATGCTATGACCGATCCTGGCCAGGCTCCAGATGCAAGTGGACAATTTGAGTTACCAAACGCAGATGCAGCAGCAAACTCACAAGCAGACTTACAAGCTGCACAAGATTGGTTAAATGCCGATGAAGCGGGGCGAGCACAAATTGAGCAAACTACAGGTATGCCTGCTGCACAGTTGCAAGACATTGCAGTAGGGAACAACCTACAACCCGGCGGCACAGTTCCGGCAGATGCCACGGCAGATAGCTTAGACGCAGGTGAAGAAGTTGTAGGCGGAGCAGAAGGCGATTTGGGTTCTTATACTATTGCCAAGGGCGATACATTAGGTGCTATTGCACAAGCAAACGGCGTAAGCGTAGAAGATCTTAAAGGTCTAAACCCACACATTGATTTCTCTAAGCCATTACAGCCTGGTATGAATTTAACATTGCCGCCAGCAGGTGATAACGCTGGTTCTGTATGGCAAGGGTACGCTGGCAACACTTATGGCGACAAAGCTGCTATGAGTCAAGGTCAGGCAGACACCCTAAGTGGTCGTGCAGATAACATTGCAAACATGCAACAGCAAGCCGCTCCTACCGCAGAACCTGCTGCTGAGCCTGCACCAGCAGAAGAACAACCAGTATACACTCCACGTATTCCACCTAACGTCGACATTAACAGCTTTAGCAATTATGTACCAACAGGCAACCCTTATGTTGATCACCTGAACAAACTAAAAGCTCAAGGCATTAACGTTCGTGAGTCAATGATTGACAAGTATGCAACCACTCGTATGTGGGCATTAAACGAAGCATTAGGCAAGCCTAGCAAGAGCGTTCAGTTAACTAACTTAGGTCGTAAAGCAATCTTTACAGCAGTTTGTGAAGCAACGGCATTAAGCAACCTTAAGAAGTTTAACAAGAAAGCAGCTAAAGCAGTTGGTAAAGTAACTGATCCACTCAGCAAAGCAGCCGCAGCAGGGTGGGACAGTGCAACTAACAACATCACTTACGATAAGCTAGACATGAACTGGCGTCGTGGCACAAACTTAGGTAACTCTAAGAGTGTTGATAGCGGCGAAGTTATCAAGTTTTTAATGGACCAAGGTTTACAAGAGCCATTGATCAAAGCAGCGTTCGAACACTTGGGTATTCCTTACGAAGCAAACCGTGCAGGCACAATGCAGGCAAAAGGTGGATTCTGGCAAAGCCTATTAAAGGGTGCAGGAGCAGACAAAGCTGCCCAAGCGGTATCTGACTATTCCGATACAGATACAGGTGGTATGCGAGCACCAAACGATGCAGCAGCTGAACCAGAAGCTGAACCAGCTGTTGCACCTACTGCCGCAGCAGCACCAGCAAAAGCAGCAGCAAAGAAGGCAGCAGCGCCAGCAGAAGCCAAGTCTGAGCCAATTAAAATTGGTGGCCAAACACTGGATCCAAATAATCCAGCTGATGCTAAGATTATTGCACAAGTCCAAAAGCAACAATCGGCTCCTGCTACAGCACCAGCAGCTCAACCATCTGGATCGACAGCAAAACCGGCAAGTAGTACAATACCTAATGTAAATTATGGATTACGCAACTTGCCGCAGCAGGCAGCGCCAGCAGCCAAAGCGCCTACTCCAAATTTCTCAAGAGGTCAACAAACGGTTGCTCCATCAAAAGTAACCTACAACATGCCAACTAAGGCTCCTGCAAAGGCCCCTGCTAAAACGGCTGCACCAGTCGCCGAAAGCATCGACTTAGCAGAAGTTTTATGGCGCAAGATGAAATCTAAGAAATGAGCCAAACAAGCACAGGTAATGGAGCAATTAAGAATGCAACACCAATAGCACGCCGAGACGTGCCTGGTGTTGTTGCCACTGTTAAAAAAGCATTGCCTGAGGAAATCCTTAGTAGCCTGCAAGTTGATATTGGCAGTGCCGGATTCAAAGACGAGTCTGGTGATATTGACTTAATGCTCGATTCAGCTGACGTTATTGAATATTTTCAAGTTGCTAGCTCACAAGAAGCCAAGAAAGAATTACAAGGGTATTTAGAACAGCGTGGATTTAAGGCTTTAACTAAAGGCCGTAATGTTCACGTTGGTATTCCTTACAAAGACTCTAACAACGATCCTAAGTTAGCTCAGGTTGACATCATGGTAATTGATGATGCGTCAGCAGTTGCTCCATGGCACCAGCACGGTCCACGTGGCATGTACGATCAGCCTGGCTTTAAAGGCAGCAGCAACTTTATTTTAATGAGCAGCATTGCCAAGCACATGGGACTAAAGTTTGACGCATTTGGCGGCAAACTAATTGATCGTAACACAGATGAAGTTGTTGGCAAGACACGTAGACAAGTTGCTAAGATCTTGTTAGGTCCCAAAGCAAAAGAAAAAGACCTAAACAGTGTTAGCACAATGATGGCTAGACTTGCAGATGATCCTGATCGTGAAGGCAAACTGGCACAAGCCAGACAAGATGCACAAGCAGGTATGCTTGAGTTGCCAGAAGATGTGTTACCCGGCACAAAAACTTGGCTTGATCAAATGGAAGAAAGCCCTAAG